ATCCCCAGCAGACAAAGTCTCAGCGAAGCGTTGCAACCCAATATGGCCAACGGCGATCAAGGTGGAGATTTGGAACCAAATCCATATCCGCCAACACAACCAGGACAGAGATCGAGCTAACATGGCACAGATGTTTTTCTTTGACGAACAGATACGCAGATACCTGCTACAGTTCACACGCATGATCAGCTTGTTTGAAATTGAGTACGGACGCAATGAACAAGGCACTAGAGACCTAATTCGTGTGCCAGTACGCTATGGTGATGCCACACGGCAAGCACAAACCATCATGCAACAGAACTCTGCAAACTCCTTGCCAAGCACGCCACTCATGACATTTTACATTGCAGGCCTGGACTATGATCGTCCAAGAATGCAAGAGCCCTATCATGTGAACAAAATGCAGGTACGTCAACGCACATATGATCAAGCCACAGACACATACGAAACCACACAGGGCAATGCATTTACCATCGAAAGACTGATGCCTGTGCCATACAAGATGACCATCAACTTGGACATCTGGACATCAAACACCAATCAAAAAATGCAGTTGTTTGAACAAATTGCCACGCTGTTCAATCCAGCATTAGAAATACAAAGTTCAGACAATTACATTGACTGGACTTCATTAAGTGTGGTAGAGCTAGAACGTGTGCAGTGGTCATCTCGGCAGATACCACAGGGTACAGAAAATCCCATTGATATCATGACGCTGACATTCAACATTCCAATTTGGATTTCGTCGCCGGCCAAAGTTAAGAAATTGGGTGTGGTGGAACGTGTTATTGCATCAATATACGATTCTAATGGTGATGCCAGCAATGCGGTGTTGGACAACGACTTGCTGTTGGGCACTAGACTCAAAGTCACACCATTTGGATATCAAGTGTTGTTGATGGATGGGCAACTGCAAGTGTTGCAACCTTATGCTGTGATCAGCCAGCCCAGTACCAGTCTAACGCCGTTTGCATTTCCTGTGGTAGAAACTGTACAGATCACTTGGCCCACAGTGATTGAAGCATACGGTGTGTTGCGTCCTGGAATCAGTTATATCACACTAGACAATCCCTGGGATCCAGACAGTTCAATTGTGGGCACAATATCCATAAATCCTGCTGACGATCGATTGATAATTTTTAATGTAGACCCAGACACTGCGCCACAAAACACCTTGGATCCCATAGACTCTGTGATCAATCCACAAACATCAGCACCTAATGATGGGCTGGATTCAAGCCTAACCGGGCAGCGATATCTGCTCACACAAGGCACAGGCAACACTGACAACATGCAAAACCCCCTGGCATGGCAAGGTACCAGTGGGCAACCCTTGTTGGCCAATGCTAACGATATTATTGAATACAATGGTACACGATGGGTTGTGGTGTTTGACAGTCAAAATCTAGCTGATGTGCAGTATGTGACCAATCTTACCACTGGCATTCAGTACAAATGGACCAGCACAGAGTGGGTGAAAAGCATTGACGGATTGTATGCGGGAGGCTCGTGGAATTTGATATTATAAAAGCAGTGGGTGTGTGGTTCTACTGTGCCAGGACTCAGCGTTATCTTTATCTGCTGAGGAACGATTCAAAGTATCCCAACACCTGGGGGCTGGCTGGTGGCAAGGCCGAACCTGGTGAGAACTTGCTAGAGTCTGTGGAAAGAGAATGCACAGAAGAACTGGGCAGCATGCCTGAATGTCAAAAACTTGTGCCCATTGAAAAATTCACTTCGCCCGATGGCATGTTTGAATACCATACTTTTTGGTGTAGAGTTGACTATGAATTTGTGCCAGAGCTCAACCATGAACACTGGGGGTATGCTTGGATTGCGTCCGGACATTGGCCTCGGCCATTGCATCCTGGCTTGTGGAACACAGTGAATTTGCAAGCAGTGCAACAGAAACTAACTACCATGGAACAACCGGAGTTGGTTACGCTATAACCACAAGCTGGCCTGGCACCTGGTCCCAGGTTTGTGCATCTTCATTCCAAATGTATTCAATCGTATCATGGTCGTCTGGATATGGCACAGGCGAAAACCATTGGCATTTGTCTTTGTCAAACCACCAACTGGGAAATGGTTTAGGCTCAATGAATGCATCAAGCTCTCGATCGTAGATATAACCTATGCCAGCGGCATTCTTTCTCAGCGGAGTTCCACCTAAATCATGCACATTACCGCGTGTGTGAGGACAAGTTTGCACAAATAATTCAGGATTGCCAAATGCCCCTGTGTTTATTTGTTCTTGGTCAATCACCAATACTTGCACTACCACATTGGCTCTGTCAAGTTTTGCAAAAAATGTAAGGTTACTTAGATCTGGTGGAGTTCCTAAGGGGATACTCATGGTGTGATATTTCCTGATGCATAAAAAAAGTAATATTTGTACCCGTCACCTGGTGATGTTGGGCCCGTAAAGTTTGGACTGTTGACTGACCATGCGTTGGCTTCTGCTGTGCTCCATCGCATGGCAACAACTCCAGTTCCGCCAGTGCCCCCGGTAGCAGTGCCACCACCGCCGCCACCACCGCCACCTCCAAGGCCGTTGGTACCACCACCGCCTGGGCCTGTATTGATTGTTTGGCCACCACCACCGCCGCCACCGGCTCCACCAGGCGCGGCAGAAGAATTGCCACCGGGGAAATAGCCACCGCCACCTCCGCCGCCGGCATATCGAACTTGGGGTGCAGCTGGAGGCCACAAAGCGCCGGTGCCGCCGGTGCCAGCAACAGAAGTAGGAGCAGGGCCTGAAGTAGATGCATTTCCGCCAACAGCGCCTGCACCGCCGCCACCACCACCGCCGCGATTGGTACCACCACCGCCTCCTCCTCCCGCAAAGCCGTTGGGTCCACCACCTCCACCGGCTCCGCTACCAGCAGGGGTTCGACCACCACTTGCGCCACCACCGCCACCGCCACCATCTTGGCCGGTCAAGCCTGAATTACCGGCATTGCCGGAAGTGGCGCCGATGCTGGTGCCGCCACCACCACCGCCGCCAGCGGACGCAATAGTGCTGGCACCATCGGTAATTGAAGAAGTAGAGCCGTCGGTGCCATTTCCAGTACCTGGTCCGCCACCAACAGAACCTCCACTGCCCACAGTCACAGTGTATGTTGTTCCTTTCTGTAACGTCAACCCTAGTGCACTTCCAAAACCGCCACCGCCGGCTCCACCACCTCGACGGCCGCCGCCACCACCGCCACCGCCTACAACAAGCACATCAACAGTTATTGGGCCAGTTGGCGGTCCAGCGGCTGCAAGAGTGGGATTCATGAATCCTTGTTTTGCTGCTGAAAACATTATGCGTATCCTTTGGTCAATGAAGCATAATATGTAGTGCCATCGTAAAATACCGTAATAATATCTATGGAACTGGCTGCTGTGCTCAATGTTTTACTGGCGTTTGCGAATTTCATAGTACTGGTCAAAAGTCTTGACCCAGTAGCATCTTGTGTGATAATCACTGTGGCACTGGAGCCAGCCACAGCATTTGCTAATGCGTTGAACGTAAAATTGCTGTTGGCTGTGTAGGCAAAAATGGTTCCGGCTGATACGTCAGGTGTTATTGAAGTACTGGTGTTGGTGCTGCCCACTGTAGTTTCGTTAAATTTTGTTAACTTAACGTTGGAAAACACTGAATTTCCTGTTGCTGATACTAGACCAGCAGTTAGTACGTTACCACCAGTAATGTTTGCCGTTGCTGAAATCAATCCAGCAGTTCGTAAGTTACCACCAATTACGTTACTGGTAGCACTTACCATGCCAGGAAAAAGTGAGTTGCCGGACCCGTCCAACAAGGTCAATGTTCTAGTAGCTGTGGTGAATACACCTGTGTATTGGCGGAAATAAATTGGTTCTGACGCATCATCAGCTGTGGCAAATTCTACAAATCCTGCGTTGGTGTTACCACCAATCTGTATGCGAAACTGATCGTTGGTAGCCATGTCTCCAAATATCAAAGTTTTATTGGTATCTACCGCGGCAACCGCATAAAGCCCAGAGTTGCTGCTGATGTTACCAGTTGCAGAGATCAATCCACTGGTTACTAAATTACCACCGGTTACGTTGCCAGTTGTGCTTACTGGATTGCTGCCTAACGCAGCCAAGTTGGCCACAACATTGGCATTGCCGTAACTGGTAGCAATACCAGTTAGCTGTGACCCGTTGCCAATGAAGAAGTTGCCGGCAACGTTGCCGGTTGCAGAGATTACACCAACTGTTAGAATATTACCACCAGTAACGTTGCCCGTGGCTGTAACAAACGTATCTACTGTAACGTTGCCGTAAATTCGAGTGCCAGATTCTAGTTTTGCCATAGTTGTGTATTTATTATCTGTATTTGTTATGAATTAAATGGTCCAGAAGCAGTCCATGTGGCTGTGCCGACATTGGTCAATGTGAAATTGTTTACACTGCTATCTGTAATGAAGTTATTAGAATCAATCACATTCAACAATAGTGATGTGTTTGTAACAGCAGGTAAAACTGACTGCGGTGGGGTAAAGTTAGCAGTATATAATCCAGTGCCTTTAAGAACTCTGAGATTAGAAATATATCCATTTAGTTGATTTGTGCCAACTGGACTTGCACCAGCACCAGTATATACAGTTCCACTAGCAACATAATTAGTGGTGTCTGCATAAGTACTGCCAGTTTGTACTCCGTCAAAAAACATTCTTGTGCTACCAGATGCTCTACACAATGCCACATGAACCCATCGATTTAAAAATGTATATGAACCACTAGTGATTGCGCCAGCGCCGGCAATATAATATTGCATGGTTGTAGCACTGACTGGAAAATAAAATACTGGCTGAGTTGATGTAGTACCTGTTCTATTATCAAAAATAGTTCCTGTAGTTCCACCTGCCAAATACACCCAAGCTTCGATAGTGAAATCGCCTGTTCCAAAAATAAATGCAGCGTTACTGGGTACAGTTAAGTACTGACCAGTGCCATAAGCAATTGATCCAGCAGTCAAACTGACTTCGTCAAAATCAGCAGCAACTTGCAAGATACCAGTGCTGGTCAGTCGTTGCGGAGTGTTAACAGTAAATGGTTCGCCTGATCCACTGGCTGGTGTGCTAACCTTGGTCACTGTGAAATTGTTTGTGGAATAGTCAAAAAATGCACCACCTGTGTAGGGTGTGGGCAACAACAGTTGTGTGCCAGTAACATTTCCCAGTGGTGCTGATGGTACAGGAATGGTTGCTCCTGTGTACATGCCTGCACCTGTTATCAGTCTGAAATTTGAAATAGATCCAGACAAACCATTAGTGCCACCAACTCTACATCCCACGCTGTAGTTTGCAGTGGGGGCAGCAAACGATGTGGCGTCTGTTTGATTGATGGTTCTGGTGCCGTTGAAGTATGCTTGCACTGTGGTGCCTGTGCGAGACACTGCCACATGGTTCCAGGCATTGGTTGGTATGCTGGCGTCTGCCACAATCAAGTATGATGTTCCGCCATATGCATCATAACTCAGACCTGAACTTGAGCCGCGTTTTAAAATTCTAAAACTGCTGGTAGTTTGTGATTCCCAAAAATCAATTTCTGTTGACGGCACCGATGACAGGTAAAAGAAAAACTCAACTGTAAAGTCGCCGGGCAAGGCAAACACTGAACTGTTGCCAACTGTGACTCCACTACTGCCTGACAAGGCCCAACTGCCTGGTGTAAAAGAAACTTCGTCAAACTGATTGATTATTTCCAACATCCCAGCGGAAGTCATTCGTTGCGACGCAAGAAGAAATCCAGTTTGTGGTCTAAAGCTGCTAAATGTGGCTGTGCCATTATTGGTCACTGTAGCATTGGTTTGACTACTGTCTCTTAAAAAAATTGAACTATCACACGCATTCAATAACACACTGGTGTTTGTGATTGGATACAATGGGCCAGCCGGAGTGAATGATGTTGAATAAAGTGCAGTGTTTTTAAGTATGCGAAAATTGGTTATGTACCCAGGAAATCGACTGGCAGTTGATTGATCTTGTTCCCATCCTACCAGCAATGGTTTGCCGCCGTCGACCATGAGTTGAGTTCTTGTTGTGGTAGATACCAATGTGCCGTTGAGGAACACTTTGATTTGATTTGTACTTGATTGGCATGCTGCCACATGATACCAGGTATTCAACGACACAGTACCCACTGTAAAATTCTGTACTGTCCCAGTTCCTGTAGAAGCATTGTCGCCGTGACCAACATAAAATGTCAATACACCGCCAGATGATATACTATAACCGTATTGAGAATATGATGTTGCTGCAACGCCGTCTTTGTTTATTATGGTCACACCAGAGGAAAAACTGGTACAGTAAAACCAAAGTTCAATAGTAAAATCTGGTCCACTCACAGTGGTAGGATAGCCTGGATCGCCTAAATTCAATCCAGTAGAAGACGGAATGCTTAACCATTGAGTGTTGCCGGCCAAATTTATAGAACCTGTATTATTGATGCCAAATGGTGAATTGACATTGTAAGTGGCTGTGTTATTGTTGGTTAGAGCAAATGCATTTGGGCTGTTGTCCGTAATAAAACTAGCGGAGTCAACCACATTCAACAACAGTGATGTGTTTGTGACAGCAGGTAAAACTGACTGTGGTGGAGTAAAGTTTGCAGTGTATACTGCAGAACCCTTGACCACACGAAGATTGGATATATAACCACTAAGATAATAAGCAGCCCCCTGACTGCCAATTGTTGTACTAGTAGTTGATAAATCATACGCAGTGGCTATGGTTTGTGTGGTTCCTGATTGAGTGCCATTTACAAACAGTCTCATGCTTGTGCCGCTTCTGGTCACAGCCACATGTTGCCATACTCCCACTGTTGCATTGCCTGCCACACGATAGTCCCAGGCGACAGCAGTTCGGCCCCAGCCAAATCCCACAATTGCAGTTGAATTAAATCCAAAAAAGAATCCACCTGACCCCGATGAAGATATAATAAACCAATCTGATGCAAGTGAATTTGGATATACCCATGCCTCTACAGTAAAATCACCAGTCCCAAAATTGAGTGCAGCATTACTTGCCATACTCAAATATTGGTTAGTACCATTGAAAGCAATGGCACCAGCAGTCAAGCTGACTTCGTCAAACTCGCCGTTGACCAGTTGTGATCCTGATGATAATAACCGTGAAGTTGTGGCCATTTTACAAGAACACCGTGTCTAAACTTGAGGCATTGTTGTTGTAATATACATACGCTCTTACGCCTGAAGAATTGGCCCAGGTTACCGAATTGGCATTACCAATGTTTACGTTGGCCAACACGTTGACATTACCCGATGCTGAGATCAATCCAGCAGTGATAATATTGCCGCCGGTTACGTTAGCAGTTACACTTACTACGGCACCTGTATGGCTGGCCACGTTTACGATGTTGGTAAACATGCCATTATTAGCAGTTACGTTACCAGTTACAGAAACAATACTACCTGTATGGCTGGC